CAATTACGCTCGCCGTCCGAACCACGTCGGAAGCCTGTACGTCGAGGACGGATATGAGCCCCGGTTTGTCGAGGACGATGTCGGGTTGTTGAAACTGTGGTGCGAACTGGACCGAGACCTGTGTCCGCCGAAGGACCGGGAGTATGTCGTCGGTTGTGATATCAGCCAGGGGACGGGGGCGAGTGATTCGGCCATGTCGGTGGTGGACCGTCTCAGCGGTGAGAAGGTGGCCGAATTGTGCAGTAACCGGATCTCGGCCAACCGGTTTGCGGAGTTGGCAGTGGCGTTGTGCCGGATGTTCCGTGGTCCGAACGACCGGGGTGCGTACCTGATCTGGGAGGCGACTGGCCCGGGTCGGACGTTTGGCCGCACGGTGGTCGAGGATTGCGAATACGCCAATATCTATTTCAAAACCGACGAGATGAGCTTGCGTCGAAAGCAGTCGGATCGGCCTGGATGGTTCTCAACCGGCGAGGGGAAAAAGGACTTGTTGATGAACTACCGGGACGCCTTGGTCACCGGCAAGTTCCTGAACCCATCTGAGAAATCATTGATACAAGCGGGTGAATTCGTTTATCTTCCCAGTGGGCGGGTTGAGCATGGAGGTGCGTCACAGACGATTGATCCCAGCGACAGCCGGGACAATCACGGGGACGTGGTGATAGCCGATGCCCTGTGTGCGAAGATATTGCGAGAGCGTGCGAGCAGAGAGAAACAGAGAGAGAAGAACCAGGTTCCGGTGATGTCGTTTGAGTGGCGACGGAGGGAGCGGGTTCGAGAGTCTGTCGACAATATCGAGTGGGAATGAGGCTGCTGGTATGACATTTGAATCCCAGCAAAACGGAAGATCTCCAGCGGTTACGACGTTCTGTTGAAGCGTCTCGCCGGAAACTGGAGCCATTTCGGACCCGCCATCGTCAGGCGGTAGAGCAGTACGTCGGTGTGTATTACTCCGACGATGCTGCCCAGCGTCCGGTCCACGTCAACCTGATGGAGTTGGCGGCACAGGTTTACGAGCGAAACCTGAGTGCCCGACCACCCCAGGCATTGGTGCTCACGCGAAACCGTGAACTGCGTCCGGTTGGCGTTAAGTACGAGCGGATGCTCAACGAGCAGTTGATCAAGAACCGGATTCATACGCAGATCCAGCGTTGTGTGAAGCAGGCGTTGTTCTCGGTTGGCATTTGCAAGGTCGGCGTCGAGACCAGCGGAGAGGTCGAGGTCCAGGGGTACAAGTTTGCCCAGACCGAACCGTATGTTCGCAGCGTGTTGCTGGACGACTGGGTCCACGACATGTCGGCACGGCACATGGAGGAGGTTGCGTACTGTGGTCATCGTTACCGGATGCGGCTTTCGGAAGCGAAGAAAAACAAGCAGTTCAAGAAGTCGGTACGGGACGAGCTACGCCCCGAAGAAAACTACAACTTCAACGAGAATGGCGGCGACGAGCGGATCGGGACGTTGGCCTCGGGCAGCAGCCGCGTCGAAACGGCGCTTGAGGACACGATCGAACTGTGGGAGATCTGGCTACCGCACGAGAGGAAGCTGGTCACGTTGTCCCCGATGGAAGGCCAACCGCCGTTGCGGGTCGTTGATTGGGATGGGCCGGATCGTCATCTTGGCCCGTTCCACATGCTGTGGTTCAACGAGGTAGACGGCAACACGATGCCGTTGGCCCCGGCGATGCTGTGGCAGGGGCTGCACCAGATCGTCAACGGGCTGTACCGGAAGCTGGAACGCCAGGCCAACCGCGTGAAGCACATCGGGGTCACCCGTGGTGCGGATGCGGGGGATGCCGAGCGAATCCGCCAGACCAGTGACGGGGAGATTGTCGCTGTCGACAACCCCGACGCCGTCCAGGAGAAGAGTTTCGGCGGCATCGATCAGCGCAACTTTGCGTTCATGCTGCAGAGCCGCGACCTGTTCAGTTGGCTAGCCGGAAACCTTGATGCCCTCGGTGGACTGGGACCGCAGTCGGAGACAGTCGGCCAGGACAAGTTGTTGTTTGCGGCTGCGAACCAGCGTATCGCTGGCATGCAGGACAAGGTGATGGAATTCACCCGCGACCTGATCAGGGACTTTGGCTACCACCTGTGGCAAGACCCGTTGCAGACCTATCCGGTGACGGTGGAGTTTGAGGGAATCCGTCCGCTGGAGATGGAAGTCACTCCCGAAGAGCGGCGAGGTCATTCGGTTTACGAACACGAGGTGCAGATCGAAGCGTACTCGATGCAGCACCAGTCGCCTGGCGAGCGGCTGCAAACGATCAACCAGATTGTCCAGGGCATCGTGGTTCCGGCCATGCCTTTGCTTCAACAGCAGGGGATGGAACTGAACATGACGGCGTTGATGGACATTTACTCGAAGTACGCCAACTTGCCCGAGTTGAAGGACATCGTCCAGCAACAGGCGAAAGCACCGATGGAGTCGATGGGTGGTGACTCTCCTGGTTCTGACCGCAACCGTCCTCGACAGTCCCCGGTGACCAGTCGTGAGAACGTGCGAGTGAACCGGCCTGGTGCCGCGAGTCGGCAAAACGCTGACTCGAGCATGATCAGCCAGTTGATGTCGGGCACCGGTCAAACCGCTGATTCGTTGATGTAGGTGAGAAATGGCACTGACACCACAACGCGACACGTTTGACCCGGGAAGCCGTTTGAACCCGCTGTGGCCACCGGCAGCGCCTGGGTTTCCTCCGAGGCTTCCGCCAGCGACTCCCGGCCCAAGTCCGACTCCAGCGGACCCAGATTTCAAGCTGATCCCTCACATGGTTCCGCCCGCTGGTCTGCAACCTATTCCGCTTGGGCCGACATTGCCACCGCCTGGAGACTATGTCGCTGAGATGCCGCTACCGAACATGAGCATGAAGCATGTGAGACCGCAGCGGCATTACTTCGGTCGCGGCTACAACCCGAACATGCCGGTTGGTCCTCGAAACATGAGTCCCGGCGCACCTGGTGTGAACAGGTCGTCAGGTCAGCCACCCACCGGCACCCCGGCTCCGACCCATCGCGGCAGCGGTCATGTGCCGACGATTCCTCCTCGCAACCCGACGTTTGAAGACACGCCGTGGTATCCGCCGTTCATACCGTTCAACCGTCGCCCAATGCCCAATTCGACACCCTTGTTGCCCGCTTCGATTTCGCCGGTTGGGGGCATGTACCCATCGCTGGGCGACATCGGAAACATGATGATGCCGGGAGTTAGGTAATGCCTGCAAGACCACGTCGTCGTCGTCCGACCGCTGAAGAGATCGCCCAGCAGCAGCGACAGCCAGCGCCACCCTACCGGCCTGGGCATAGAACTACTCCAGCTGGCCCCTATCGCAGTTCCGGCGGGACTTCGCCTGTTGCGTTCGACCCTGCAACCGGAATGATCATCCCGCCCAATAGCCCAGGCGGTTTTTATCCACCGGGGTTTGTGCCTGGTCCCACTCCAGGAACGATGGTTCGTCCTGGTAGTCCGGCAATGAACCGTGGATATCGAAATATACCCGTTCCTGCCGTACCGACCAGCGAACCTGTTCCGATTCCCGGTTACGAACCCGGGATGATTGTTCCGCCACCCGGGGCGGTTCCCGGTCGAGATTCTGGCACCTACATCATCCCCGGCGAGCCGGGTTCATCAGGTGATGCTCGCGGTGTTGGCCGCACACCTGGCACAGCCGCCCAAGGTCCGTTTCCGATTGATCGATCGGGAACAGTGGTATATGGGCCAGAGACACCCGCAGGACACCCATCAGCGATTTTCCGAGACATTTCACCGTTCCCGAGGCCGCCAGATCCACAAACAGTCGCGGACTACCACAAGCGGCACACAGCCTCGGGTCCGTATATCGATCCCTACCAGATGTACGATTACGAAGAGGTCACGGCAGACGATGTCGCGGACGTGGGTGGTCCTCTCGACATCGCGAAAAAAACAGCGGCGGGGAAAAAGATAGCGACGCAGCGGATAATCGACAGCTACAAGCAAAACCAGCTAGACCCGTGGCTGGACGAGGCGATCTTTCTCGGTATGGCGGATCTGCTTGATGGTCTTACGCCAGCGCCCGTCAACGTACCGGCTCAACCGGCCAGGCCAGGACGTAACGTGCTGGGTGTGCAATTTCCCGGTACACCAGCAGTTCCTGCACACACAGAGCCGGGAACAAATATTCTAACGGCACCCCTTCTGAACCCCGCCAACTATCCAGGCGGCGGCGGTGGCGGCGGCATTCCCGGGATTCCCCCGTTGTCCGACATGCTGGGTGGCATCGGTGACGCACTCTTCCCGAGTTTAGGCGCGCCACAAGATCCATCAGCACCACCAATGTCTCGCAACCTGCCACCGACCGGAGGCTACTAGAACACGCACATGGGAGTCGTATACAAGATCAACGGCGAAACAGTCAGCCGAAAAGCCTTCAACACCAACCCGCGCGGTGCGGGCCGAGTGCGGATGCCGTACACCCCGAAGCAGACGATTGTCAGCGAGGGGGCTGCGGTACATCCCAAGGACCGCAAGAAAGCCGAAGAACACGCCCGCAAGCACGGGTTTGCCATCGACTTCGATTCGGAAGGTCGACCGCATTTCAATAGCCATCGGCAACAGCGTGCCTATCTTCGGAAGATCGGCATGCACAACCGGGACGCTTACTTTTCATGACAGTACGGTGATGTCATTGACACCGTAACGGTTTGTGTGGATTATCAGCGAAGGAGATGTTGTGCCGAAATTGAAGATGAAAAGCGGCAAGACGAAGAAATACCCGTACACCGCGAAAGGCAAGGCGGCGTACAAGAAGGCAAAAGCCAAGAAGCGTAAACGATAAACCAAGGGGGCCAGTGGTTTTCCACCGGCACCACAACGGCTGAAACGGAAGTCGCGATCCGTTAGACGCCTTTACCGTCGCTGCTCGTAAAGGGGGCCGCGTGGGAAACCACGTTGGCCCCCTTTTTTTTGTCCCACACCTGGAGCGATGTCGTGGCAAAGAAAAAAGTCGCTGCCAAACCAAAGCCCAAGGCAGTCAGAAAACCAAAGCCGAAGGCAGCACCCGTGGAATCGAAGGTTGTGACGCTGAGTCGCAATGGACAACTCATCGAGCAGGACGCTCCCGAACCAGAGGGCGAGTGATCAATGCCAGAAGAGACAACCCAAACCCCCGAAGCGCCGGTTGAAGAAACACCGGTGGAGACTGCCGAAGTCGAGGAAACTCCGGTAGCCGAGGAAGCTCCACCCGTAGTCGAACCGCATGACATCGTCGAGGAAGAACCTGCGATCAATCAGATCGAAATGCTGGCGATGGAGGAGCCGGAACCCGAGCCAGAGCCCGAAGTCGTCGAGCCAGAAGATCCCCTCGCGGGAGAGCCGCAGTTCACGAATAACCAGTTTGCCCTGGCCAATGCTCTGGGCATGAGCGTCGAAGACGTGAAAGCGTTTGGTGACCCCGAGGCATTCGATCGCGTGATCGGTGGAATAGCCAATCGGGCGTTGCAAGCCCGCCAGCGCCAGCAGGCACAGCAGCAACAGCAGGCTGCGGGAAATGAGCAGGTCGAACAACCCGAACTGGTTTCCGACTTCACTTTTGAAGAACCCGACGATTACGACGACGGAGTTCTCAAGCTCAACGACAACACGAACAAGCGGTTCCAGCAGATGGAATCGCGAATGAATGCTGTGATGCAGCAGAACCAGGCGTTGATGCAACAACATCAACTCGTCCAACAGGACATCGCGTCGAGGGAACTCGACACGATCTTCAACTCGATGGACGAGAAGATCTTTGGCCGCGGTCGGTTGAACGATGTTCCCGAAGATGTCGGCTCGAACCGAATCCAGGTAGCGAATGAAGCTGCTCGCCTTGGACAGGTTCACGCTCAGGGAGGTGGGCAAATGCCCTCCCTGTCGGAATTGGCGCAGCGTGCGGCCAATTCATTGTTCGGTGAAAAGTTTACTCAAAACGCATTGGAGGAGGCGTCCCAGAGATCACGGAAGATCGCAGGGCAGAGTTCTGCCGTTCCCACACGCCAGGAGGACACGTCGGATCGTGGCTACGAAGCCGCAGTCCGTGCAGCTGCCAATTGGCAACGTGAGAACTTGGGTTCCGATGATATCTCAAGCGCCTTCCCCAACTAATAGGGGAGGTCCGAAATGCCTTACCAGGCTGACGACTATACAGATCTTGTAACGACAACCCTGCGCCACCTTGAGAAATCGACGTGGGCAGACATCGTCGTGGACAACCAGCGGCATATCGCTATGCCGAAAATCCTGAAGAAGAAAGCGGTCCAGTTCGGTTCCGGTTACGGACACCAGTTCAACGTCCGCGTCTTCTCCAACAAC